AGGTAGAACCACTGTGGTTATGCGCACCTCCATCACCGACAGTTACAGTATGCCTGTGCGCACCAGCACCTCCTGTAGAACCACTGTGACTGTGACTACCAGCACTTGAAGTAGAACCACTGTGACTGTGATTACCAGCACTTGAAGTAGAACCACTGTGACTATGTGATTTTAATGAGTCCTGTTGATCACTACCAAGGGCGCGGTTACTATCTAAGTTTCTACCGTCATCCCAGCCCCTAACAAACATACCCCTAGTATCAGGAATACGAAAGTTGGTAGAACTACTAGTGCCATAAGTAGTTGCAATCGCACTAAACAGACCAGGATATTCAGTTCTAGATAGCAAACGCCCGTCACACTTCAAGTATCCAGTCGGCGCAGCCTGCCCAGCAAACGTGATAATGGTTCCTGATGGATTGATACCACCACCAAGAGAGTTTGGCGTAACTGCTAAGTCTTCACGAACACCCTCAGCAGTCTCTTGACGAGTAGAAAGTTCAACTACGCCTGTGCGAGTAGTAGTAGCACCTTGTTTGATGTTAACAAAGGCCGCTTGCTTGTTAGCTACATCATTAAGGTTGTTTGATCTATGAAGGTACTTATCATCCGACTCTCCAGAAGCACTACCTAGCCCTAGAACTTGTCTTGCTTTAGCTTCGTTAGTTGCACCAATCAAAGCCCTTGCATAGGTAGAGACTGCACGACTTTCTACAAATGCTATCTCCCAGAGACTGCCGCCACCACCAGCAGGATTCGCATTAGTGTTTGTAACTAACGCTTTATAAACAAGCCCATCAGCACCTTGAACATAACTTTTACCCGCTTGGTATTCGGTATTACTATCCCATTCAGGAATACCAAGTTGATTGTAGTAAGCATAGGCTAAAAACAGCTTATTCTTTAACCAATTTTCAGTCTCTAGTGGTGGCTTCTCTTGAATCCAACCTTGTATAATCTTACTGTTATCCGGCTTAACAACATCTGAACTAAGCGCTGTAGAAGCCCAGATAACATTAGGGTCTATTGGCTTTGTGTATTTAGGCATCTTTGCTCCGCATTTTATAGAGTTCCAAGGTTACTTGGGAGTGTTGTGTTGGCTGTGTAATAAAGATTCAAGGAAGCAATATTCCACCAGTAATTTACAGGGCCGAGTGTTTCACTTACATTTACATCAGTGTATTCAATACGTACACCTACAGGAACAGGAAGCAACCTGTCAGCAATTACCGTTTCATCTAAGTCTGGGAAGAGTGTAGTGTCGGGGTCGTTCCAAGCACGACCGATGTTAAGAGTCATCACCGCTGTTTCATCAGGGTCAGTACCACCTTCAAAAAGCTCAACAATATCTGTTTGGAAGATGTACTTAGCCGCAGCAATAATATCTTCTGGTGTACCACCTGTGTTGTTAAGAATTATTTTTGACTTAACAAAAAGCCTGTAATCAATGTCATTAAGTTTTACATTACCCGATGCAGGGTCATCTAAACTATAGTAAATACCGCCCTTGTCATTTTTAAAACTACCAAAGGTTTTAGCACCAGTGTCTTGTAGAAAACCAAAGTAACCTGTCGTAGAAATTTGAAGTAGATTGCGAGGTTGTCCGACAATATCACCGATAACTTCTAAGTTTTTACCTAGTGCAGTATCGACGTTGTTGATATTAGTAATATCTAGCAAGGCTTCTTGGGCTTCTTGGAAGCCACCATTCCAAACCTTGCTTAACCTATCAACATTAAGTGAATCCTTGAACTGGTGAGTCACTCGGTCTTTAGAGATCAGATGGTAGTCTAGATTTTTAAATTCCATAACCACCTCACTGATTAACCGTTATAGTTACGTTTTGTTGTTTTACATCTGCAATGCCATCAAAACCAACTTGCACATTAGAGACTCCAAGAGCAGCCGGATCAGTACCTATAGTCAGGGAATCCACTTGAAAACCTGGAATAGAGTTGATAGGCGTATATAGTCGGGAATAAGTTATATCATCCCCTACTGAGTAGGTATTTTTAATGTACTTAGAAATTGCATCAACAATCTGTACATCAGTGTCAGCAGCAACAGTACCGAACTCTTCAGGGGAGATTACTAAGTCTATATACAGGTCTACAAAGATAGGTCTTGAGAAGTCTACAGTATGGGGTAAGCCTTGGGAGTCTGAGATAACAACAGAAGTATTGCCAAAAGCCTGGATACCTGCTGGTTTTGTTTCCCATAGTACTTGTGCAATTTCAAGAGAGTTACCACCTTGGATAACAGCCGAGAAAGACTTAGGGGGCAGAGAGTTAATATCTAGAGCGCTTGTTGAGTTCTCATACACCTGAACATCTGTGACGCCCACTATGTTTGATAGATTAGAGAATATAGCGTCAATAGTACCCTTGGCATTGAGTTCTTTAGTGTCACGAAACCTAAGACGCAGTTCTTCGTCAGTCTCTCTTAAACGTCCTATAGTAGCTGCTGTTGGGTTAGTTACTGAGTCCCAGCCAAGTATAGGCGTACCGATAATATCTAGTGTATCTTCGGGTTGTCCAATATCACCTGCTTGTGTAGATTCAGACTGGACAACTTTAGATATCTTTCTGTACGTCAAGTTTGTAGAAGCTGAAGTATTCCTAGAGACAAATGGATCATTAAAAGAAACCTCTAAGATACCATCATCTAACAGTGTTGCCTGGAAGTTTTGTGACCTGTTAACTTGTTCAAGTAAGTTCTGGGAAATTATTTCTAAAGTATCCCCAACTTGGCCAAAATACGAGTAGACATCCAATCCAATCGAAAGTGAATACTCAGCTTCCTGTGCAACAATAGGCTGTACTCTAAAACCACTTACCAACGATGTATCGAAGAACACAGAGTTGACAGTAGAGAATCTAAATACAGTAGCGGATGAGAGGACAGAGGAGGATGCAGGTATTGATGTAAGATAGTCACCAGAAACTAGTAGTGTCGCTTTAGAAGGGCTTGCTTCATACCGAATAAGCCCTGCGTATGCAACGACTCTATCCAGTGCTGAACCTGTGGCAAATGCAGGGTTGAATGAGTTATAAACTGCTTCAGCTAGCTCCCATACATCCGCTTCTGAACCTGCGTGGACTCTCAGCAAACGGCCTAGTACATCATTTACAGAAGTTCCGGCATCATTACCAAACTGATTACGCGCACTGGAGATACGGTCATTGACCACTTCTTCCAGACGCTTTATTACTAGACCTTCACTTGTAAGTCCAGCCATATAGTTTTACTCCTTAAGTTAAATAGTGAGTTCAATAGGGACGCCTTCTTTTCCATCTAAAGAACGGACAGTGAACCTAAGTTGGTAGACTCTTTGTGGTGAGATACTTGACTCGAAAGATATGATGTTAATTACTTCAGGTTCAGATAGGATTGCATTCTTAAAGATAAGATCAATCGTCTCCTTAGCTCTGTTCTTACCCAAGATAGATTGAAAGTAGGGTATCCCTTCCTCCACATCTAAGTACCACTCGTTTTGATATGTTAGGAGCTTGATTTTAAGTCTCTGGGCAAGGCTTTCCGACTCAGTTGTAGTTAGTTTTAAGTCGTTACCATCAAACTCTAAATCATGTTCATCACTTAGTAAGATATCCATTTGTTACCTATTAGTTAGGAGGGCTTGTACTACCGCCACTATCACCTGTATGCGTGTGACTCACAAGAGACTTGCCACTTGCTACAACATCAGCAGAACCAGTAGCTCCAACAAAGTTTAAGTGACCTTGTATATGCAAGTTGCCAGTTACGTTGGTGTCTGGACTGTTTATAGTTGTGCTTACTGAGGCATTAACGATAGCTGTTCCAGTATTAATTTCTACATCGTTACCTGGAGCATTGATTACGATACCGCCAGAAGCCTTCAACCTAACTTCACACTCGTTGCTAGTACCAATGTTGTGAGACACTACCGCATCATTAGTAGAGTGGCTGAGAGTCCTCTTTGAAGGGTTATTGATAGCATCAGTGAAAGAAAACAAGCCTGGGAGTGCCATCGCATCATTCTTAGAATACTTACGGAAATCAGCAGGAGTATGTGGCTCTTTTCCGCCTAATTTAAACCTATCAATAGACCGCTGGCTAAACACCAATAAAACTGTATCGCCTGAAACTACTGGGAAAGAGAACTGAGAAGACTGACTTCCTTGGAATACTAAGGGAACGTTAAGAAGAACTGTATGCTCTCTAGAAACATTATCTGTAGTTACTTTATTGACAAGGATTTGTACATCGACTCTTTGTTCTGCTAAGTTTGGAGTCCCGACAACACGACCAGGAATGGAAGTG